GACTTCCAGGCCTTTAACGAGGATGCCGTCATAGTCTTCGGATGTCGTAGAGTCTACGCCGTATGTGGTTTCCGATTTTGCGAGCAACACGCTTTTTCGCGTCAGCATGCCAATCCCTCCCTATAAAATGTCCCGAATCCTGATTTCGTAAACCCACGAGGCCGAGCACCACGGAAAAACCATGTAGTCCTCCATTCCCGGCGTCATGGTGATGGGAATGCCGTTATCCGCCAAAAAACGTGACGCCGAGCGCTCTACCAGGGCAGCCAGTTCGTCGCAGGCGCCACGGGACGCGAAGGTGATCTTCCCGCCCGGATCATCCTTGGGCAGGGTGTCCTCAACAACGTTCACCGTTAAATAAAGCTGGTGGACGAGATAGTGGTTGTCGGCGCTCCGGGCGCGCTCCCCGCTTTCGATAGCTATATAGGGCGCGTCGCCTTCCTTTGGGGGATCGGCGAGGTTTATCGCCCCGAACACGGTAGGATGATCCACTCCAAAGGTGGCGGAACAATAGGCTAGAATATCGGCGTCGCTGTAAAGATGGTCCACCAGGGTGTTGCGAATATCCTTGATGTTCACTTTGCCACCCCCTTCGTCTTCTCGAAGGTCCTCGCCCCGGAGTATCCGAGATACCCTGCCGAGAAAGTCCACCAGAGGGCCTCGGGGATCGCCTGAAATCCGGCCGCGACGTTTGCAAAAAATGCGGTCATTCGCTCGGGGAAGAAGATCCCGCAAACGGGAGCCACAACCACAAGCGCCACCAGCAGAAAATAGAAAGTGTACATGAACATAGGGCGCGCCCGGCTGGTCCATGGATCATTCGACTGAGCCTCCGCCTTTATGACGGAAAGCTGCGCGTTAAGCTCCTCCAGCTCCCCCGACTGCTGGAGCCTCAAGAGTTCGAGCTGCGCTTTGGCTTTCGCGTCCGGATCGGGGATAAGCTTGTCGATGAGCTTCCCGCCGATTCCGATGATTCCCTCTCCAATTCCAAGCAAGTCCATTCCCGCCCCCTACAGCATCGCCTCGAACGCCCTGGCGTATTCCGCGATTTTCTCCGCGCGGTCCAGGCCGTTGATGATCTTGCGTGCGCTCACGTAGTCACAGTTGGCTTTGTCGATGTAGTGATCGAGCCGTTTCCCAGTGAAGCTCCCGTTGCGCATGCCGTGGCTCATGATCCGGTAGGCCGTTTCAGGCTGTAGCGCGAGTTCCGGATGGACATGCAGCGGGACGCCCAGCGACCGACCCATCTTGAAGTAGTTTTCAGCCCATGTGAGCTGGACGTAGCCGCGTCCGTAGTAGATGCATTTGTGGGTTGCGCCGTCGTCCCCCTCGACGAAGACCACCCCTCCATACGCCTTTCCACGTCCCTTCCCGCATTCCTCGATGGGCTCCCACGTCCCGGCGCATTCGTGTTGGACGGTCGCGAGCATGTATGCCGCCCACCGCTTGTCTTGCAGGTCAGGGTCGTTCTCCATGCATCCAAGCAACGCCTCGAGACCATCTACTTGCGACTGTTTGAGCGGCCCGAAGGTCTCTCGATAACGGTCAAAGAACTTCTTGCGGTCAATCTTTTCCATTTCCCCCCCTATCATGACGACCGGATAACCCCGCCATCCAGTGCGTGTCGGTGTTTATTGAGCGCCTCCCACACAGATGCGAGTTCCTTGTCGCATTCGGTGCGAGACACCTTGTCGCTCAGCTTCTCACGCAACTCCTTCAGTTCGGCGAGGACGCCCCGCAGGAGTTGAACGCCTATTCCCATGAGCGCCACCGCCAGGGTGAGAAGGGCGGCGATAACATGCTGAACATCGACCATCTTGTCCTCATTTCCTTATGGGGCGGACATCCCTTGTGAGCGGCAGCTCCCATGCTCCAGTAAGTCGCTTCCAACCGCGCCGCACCGTCCAGGTCTCTCCCTCAAATACGACCTTCGCCTGATACTCCGGGGTTTCCACCGCGTCCGAAAGCACAACAACGGTCGCGGCGTCGCTCTGCGCGGGCTGGTTAGGCCACATGTCCGTTTCCGGCATGGCGCCGTCCGTGAATATTCCCTTCGTCTCTACGGCCTGACCGTCAGGAGGAATATACACAACAGGCTGGCCAAACTTGGCCATATGCACAACGTTCATTTTGGCTGTCGCCTCGGCATGACCCATAGTTCATTTATCAGGTTGTCGCAGCGGTGGAATCGATCAAGACGCCGGCGGAAGCCGATATGGCGCTCTTTACGCTCCCGCTGTCGTCGTAGCTTACGAGCATCTTCTCAACGGAATCGTGCCGCACCCGAAGCATGTCGGACCTGCGCGCTTCATCCCTGTACTCCTCGACGATAATCTCCTCGCCGCCGGCTCCGTCATTCCACATGAACTGGCGGCCTATGCACGGCTCAAGGACGTCCGAATCCGGTCCTTCCGCGATGCGGCAAACCTGTACATAACGGCTGCCCCAGATATCCAAGAGGCTTGCACCAAGCCCGGTTCCGGCCGTGTTCTTCAGCGCCCCGCCAATGAGAAGATGCTGAACATCAAAAACCGTTCGGAGCTGCTCGTTGGTAATCATCCCGCTTTTGGCGATGTCTGGAAAAAGCTGGTAAACCCTAGCTTTTATGTCTTCGGAGTTCTTCAACGCCTTTACCAGGGGTGCGGGCAGGATGACGCAGTTGGCCGGTATGCCGCGGAGTCTGAGGACTTCCCTGGCGTCGTCAATATCCTTAACGGGAGTTGAGGTCGCATACGCGCTCCAGGCAATGGCCGCGTTTACGGGAGGAAACGTCCCGGGGGCCATGACAAGGGCCGCGATCCGGTATTCCTTGGAGCGAATGATGTCCCGCATGAGCGTGGTCGCGATCACGGACTCATAATTGAACTCGGACTGGTAGATAGCCATATCCCGGTCGTCTTTTCGACGCTCGAGGCCATAATCCTCGGTGGCGTAATAGCCTCGCTCGAACTCGCCGTCATAGGAGTTGTATCGACCGTCCGAGCCTCGCCGAGCGTCATAGACGTTAAAAAGGGCTTCCCGTGGAATCACAGGATAAGTCGCCGTTTGCTCGGACACGGGAAAAGGTGGCATGACCATGTCTCCGATAAAACCAGCCTCCGGAGCGTTGACGGCGACTTCATAGACTATCGCCCCGAGGTCGGGGCGTCTTGCTGGAGAATCACTAGTGAGTCTCAATTTACATCTCCTTTATCTGGCTCTGAATTAGACGCGACTCCTGACCTATGGAGACTCCTACGACTCTCCAAACCACGCGACGACGCCCTCGATCACGTGACCGTCCCCGGTCGCCGCCATGCGGGCCATGAACTGAGGGGAGCCGCTCACAGTATCGCTCACCTTGCCGTCCGCGGCTCCATAGAGGACCGCGCCGACGGCAAGGGAATTGGCAGCGCACAAAAGGAACGATCCAGCGTCGTTTGGACCCTTGACCGCGACGACCCCGCCGGACGGAGCCGGTCTGGTCGTTACTCCGATAAATGCCTCGCCGGCATCGGCATAGACAACTTCGGGGGGGCTTGCAGCGGTTCCGCTCTTTATCTTCACCCGGCGATACGCCTCAAGCGCCTCCCCGGCAAGATAGGATAGAAACCCCTCGTTGAATGTAGATTGCATACTCATGGGTTAGTTGTCTCCTCTAAGGGTTTTCCTGTACTGCTCGTACAGCGCGGGATTGTCCTTTACGACGGCCTTGACGGCAGCCGCCTTGCCGCACTTGTGCTCCGCCATGAACCGGTTCACCTCCGACCAGAAGTCAGCGGTTTTCCCACCATCGCCCGACCCGGAGGGCTTGCCCTGCCCCCCAACAGACTCGGCGAGCGATGCCGGAATCTCCGTCTTCTTCCGCTCCCTGTTTTCCCGCTCGGCAAGGTAGAAGGTCTCGAAAGCCTCCGCCGCGCTCACTCCGTCCTTGATCGCCTTCAGCGTAGCCCCGGCATCGGCCTTCGCTTCGAGGAGTTTCACGCATCGGCTTCGCTCCTCCTCGACCCCGGCCCGTCCAGCATCCGCGAGTTTTCGTTCGTTCTCCGCAATCTGGCTCGACAGCTCCTCGATCCGTGCATCCATGGATTGAGCCCCAGCCTTGAACACCTGGTCAAAGACCTCGGAGTAATCCCTCTTCAGCTCTTCAAAAGTCATTTTCTCGGGTCCTTTCTCGCAACTGTTCACAATATCGACGGGAGCCAACTCCACCCCGTCCTCCGACAACAGGGACATGCCGGTGTCGTTGTCCGCTCCCCATGCAACCATGCTGGTTTCCCCAACCAGCGATTTCGTCCAGACTTCCAGGGGGCCATTGTATTTCTTCCCGTTCACTTCAAGGGATTCATTGGCGTTTTTGAGGATTTTCACTTGCAACGCCTTGATGCCCACCGACGCCTGCCATGGGAAGCCTTCATCGGCGAGCGCCAGGACTTCCTTGCCGTCGGGGGTGGAATCCGCGAATACTCCCGACAAGTGGAGGCCGCTCCCGTCCTTTCTCGTTTCCTCGCTCCATCCGACGATGCGGTCCCTTGCGTGCTCCCGCAGGATCGGGACTTTCTCCTTCGTCTGGATGCCATCAATATCGATTACAAATCCTCCAAAATAGGAAGAAATGACCTTTCCGGTGTACGCCTTGATTTCAAACCGCCTCGGCTGCGCCTCGGAGCCGGCCCGCAATACTATCGGAGCCCGCAACGCTATAATGGGGCGATGGTTACTATTCCTCATCTTGCTCCTCCGGTTGAACGCTTTCCTTGACGCCATCGAGCGCCATGGAAATCCCAAACTCTTCTTCCAGGTTCTTTATCTCCCTCAATTCCTTGGCCCGTTGGCGCAGAACCGTCTTCCAGTTGCGATTGCTCTTCCCGCAGATGTCCGACAATGTGGCCGTGTGCGTCTCCAACCTCGTTCGGTCGGAGTTGGCCGCCTTAAGCTTGTCAATAGGGCGCGCCGGAGGCGGCAGCCAGTCGGAGCGGGTGTAGGCATAGAGATTCTTCGCAAAGTGATCGATGCTTCGAACCCTCAGGAGGGATTTCACCGCGGCTTCAAACTGGAGCCAGGACATGACGGGTTGGGCAAAGCAGCCGATAAGCACTTGCCGCTCAAAGTCCGCCACCTTATCCGAATTCTCCATACTGGCCTGAGACGCCGAATAGGAAGAGTCATACTTCCTCGACACGTTTTCGGGGCCTCGAAGCGTGCTCATGCCGCACCTGCCTATGATGGAATCCCAGAGCTTGTCGTAGTTCGGCCCGGGGGATTGCGAAGAAAGCAGGTGGGGCTTTTCAAACGCCGCCCCGCGAATGATGGTTCCGGCCGCAAACTCGATGAACCGGCTGTTCCAGTCATCAACCGCCACTTCCGCCGATCCCTGGGGATCCTCGAAAAAGACCGTCAGCAGGTTGGAGGTCACCGCGTTTACAAGAGCAGCGTCCGCAAGATCATGACTGTCACGGTGCTCCTTCATCATGGGGCCTAGAATGGAATATTGCCGGTATTCCGCCGGATTGCTCACATCGTAGGTCAGGAGCAAATTGGGAAGTCCGGTCTTCTCATTCCAGACCTTCACTTTCCAGCAGTCGGAGAGCTTCGCCACCCCGAAGACCGAGAAGCGGCCCCTTGTGGGTTTTCTGATATAGGCGAACACCACGGCCCCGTTCTTATCGAGCGCCAGACCGTCATAGATATCCTCACTCCTCGGAGCGTCAAGCGGGGTTTCGAGCCTGCAAGGGTCTATCGGCAGTATGCTGAGGGAGAGCGGCGAGAATGGATTATTGTCCATCAACACCTGGGCAACGCCGATTCCATCCAATTGCCAGCAAAGGTATTGCATGGCCATCATGAGATAGATGCCCTGACGCCTGGTGGCGTCGCAGAACCTGCGGCAGTCGAGTCCCCACACCTCCCACAGGTCCAAGACCCTTTGCTGGTGGGACTCTTCCCATTCGGCATCAAACCCGAGGAAAGATGTCATTGGCTGCGGCTGAGGGGACAGGCCGATTCCTATTGTGTCAAGCTTGGCTCCTTCCACGATGCCATGCGCCATTGCGTCGTTGAGATGAAGGTCCCTCGCGCGGTCGCCCACCTTTCGCCTCTCGCGCTCGGCAATGCGGGAGGAAATAACAGCGGACGCCCAGTTACCGAGCGTGCCTTTAAGGGAAGCCCCGTGGTGTTTATAATGGCGCCCGAAAGAGGCGTGAACCGCCTCCCCCCGGGGATCGGGAAACGGGGTTTCGCTCTCGCGCCTTCTCTCCCTGGCGATTTCACCGTCCGGCCGGGTAAGGCTGTAGAGGTTCTTCAGGAAGCCCAAGCATCACCCCCTGTAAGGCCTTGCGGCGAGCGTATTGCGGTAGGCCGGACTGCGCGCTGT